TTTTTTGTTAAAGTCCTGCATAAATGTGACCATGCGGGACGTTAATCGTAAGAATAATTCTCAATCTACGATAACACCCGATCCGTTATATAAACATCTAATGCTACCTCCTGTCAAACAATTTTCATTTCCCATTTTTCAAGACGATAAAATTAATTATTGGGATGTAAAATTTCAAGTGTATATACAAAGACCATTGATGCAGACGATATCGATGGCTCATTTTAATTATGCACTCATTAAGTTAATTGATCATCTTGAAAAATTTATAAAACCTACATATATTTTGAGTTTAGACCAAGTTGTGTTAGGAGATGAAATGTTTGACAGTATGACCGTAGACACGTCACCTGGATACCCATTTACAGAAGCATATAAGACCAAATTAGAATGTTTGGCCTCTCCTACTGTGCAAAATTTGATAGCTTTCCAATGGAATAATTGGTTGGAAGAAGAACCGTTGTGTTTTCCCGCAACTATGCACAGTAAGGATGAAATTTTACCATTAGAAAAATGCAAGAAACCGCGTCCTTTCTACGGGGTAGATGTGGTATCTGTCGTCAACCAACGACGACTTTGTGCTGATTTCAATAATCAGTTTTCAGGCAATGAACAAAGTTTCTTTAGAGCTGGCTGTAGTAATTTTGGTGGACAACCAGAACAACGGTATAATAAGCATATCCAATATAAATATCATTGGGGAGCTGATGCCAAACACTACGATAGAGATAGGAAATCTTGGGAAAGTTTGCTATGCGCTTATGTACGCACTCATTTTATGGCAAATAAATCATCAGAAATATCAAGCCGTTTACTAGGAATGTATAGCACTCATGATCAGTGTCAAATATTAAGTAAAGATGGTAAGTTTTATGATCACTGTTATTCAATGATAACGGGTTTTTATAACACGTTGGAAGATAATAGTATGAGAACTTTTTGCTTAATACATTTGATATATCACATGAATGGTATAGAATTTAATGGATGGATTGATATTATGGGTGATGATTTTGTAGTTTCAACTGATATTTATTTATCGACAGAAATAATAAAACAAACAGCAAAAACTATCGGTTATCAATTAGTTTCGCCAGCAAAAGATGAAGATGCGGATTTCTATGTTCCCATTTTTGAATTGCAATTCTTAAAAACCAAATTTTATCCAATTAATGGAAGAATAATTGCAACATATGAATTTGACAGAATGTGCGCTACGCTAAATTTTAAAAAAAGTAAAGACTCATCACTTGAAGAGAGACTTAATAGTGTTATGCTGATGATGTTTATGACACCCATGTACTACAAGATTCGTTTAGCGATGATAGACATGGTTCGAGACAACATTTTAAGAGCTGACAAAATATTAACTCACTCTGATTGTATGAAAGTCGTTTACAATTATGAAAGTCGAGGTTCTGCAGGTAAAATAAATCACCTCGAAAAATATTATAGCGTTAATACTAAACAAATTAAAACTAATAATCAAATTAAACTTTTAATAAACAACAAAACAGCACAATCAAAAATGTCAGATTCAATGCCAGTTCAATCTGATACGGCTTTGCCGGGAACTAACCAAGATATGTTCCAAAAGCTACGCGAAAGCGAAGTTTACACCGAGACAGTGCCCATGAATCAATATCAAGTTAGCACTCTCGTAAAAAAATTAGTACATCCTCCATCAGATGTTACTTATACAGGACTGCCTAGTGGTGCAGTTCGATCCCAGGTTTGCATGGAAATCAAGGGATTAAAATTAAACAATCCACCACTAATAGTCGGACCCGATAATAATCTAAAAATCGACGCCAATCCCGAGAAGATCGCGCCCACAATCTTAGTATTGAATGGACCTCGAGCAGCGGCGGTAAGCTTTGTTTACGACAACAACTTCGGTTACGATTATCAAGATGAAGGCACTGTTTACTACAACGATGCTTTTAATTTTCAAACATGGTCGGAAAATGTCAACGTATTCCGCATGAATTATAAAAGCACAACAGTGTCACTCAATGCAACCGCATTTAACAACACAGGTATAGTTAGCGCATCACAATTTGTCCCCGCTATACTTTTTGGTGGAGCATTGGTTGATTTCTTTTCAAGCAATCGCACAGCTGCCCTAGATTTCTTAACTCAGCAATTTGTTAAGCGAACGAAGGTGGCAGATATACCTGATTTTCACATCATAGGCACGTATCCTATACCAGAAAGGGATATACATGCTTATAAACTTGTAACAAAAGAACATCCACATTACAAGGAATATCATGATGGATGGTTGCAATTTCCACGATCTGTTCGATTGGATATCATCGATGTTCTTTCCAAAACTCCAAAATGGAAAGAATTAAAAGCAGATATACGTGAACGTGATGGTCACGTTTTGAGTATGCTCCCTAATGCGCCAATTCAAATACTCAATTTAAATAAAGTTGGATACCAAATTGGTGCTAGTATATCAACGTGCCCTACAACAAATCAAGTTGTTAATGTGGCTAAATCCTATAGCGGAGCAGCCAGAGATGGTTGCTTTATGGTTCAACGTCTAACGCAACCATTGGTCAATTGGGTACCAGCTTGTAGGGCAGATACTCCCGCTCAAAGTCCTCCTCGACTATTTGCGTGTTTTATTTACACCACATTTGGAGGATCATATATCCCACTGTTTGAACAAGCAACAGCAGGAACAGCACCAGGATCAGGAGGAATACTCTTGGATGCCCCATGGACAAGCGACATGACCATGGGATGGATAAAATTTGATGGCTTAGCATTAAATTCCACCGTAACAGCAAAAACAACGGATCAGCTCCTCATTGTAAAAACAATAACAGGACTGGAATTTCAAGCCGCAACTGGAGGAGCATTTTCATGCTTAACAAAGCAATCTCCAGATCACGACGATAGAGTCATGGAATCAGTCATGAATATACAGGCTGATTTTAAAGATGGCATGCCCGCGTACTACAATAGCTGGGCAATGTTGGCACAATTGGCTGGAACAGCAGTCACAAAATTGGCGCCTCATTTAATCAATTATTTCACAAAAAACCCCTTGGGTGGAAAGAAGCAGCCCACTGCGAAAAAAGCTATTAAAAAAGAAGCTAAGCAAGTAGCCAAAAAAGAGGCTAAAAAGGAGGTAAAACGTGAAATGCCGTCAAGACCAAGACAACGTCCTCCGCGCCCACCGCGGAAGGTTCATTCTGCTACGTATGTTAACAAAAAGCACGTACCAGAAGAAGAGGTTATCGTCGTCGAGAAACCACGTCGCACCGCAGAAGCTACAACTGCGCCGCGCTCCCGTAGGAGACGCAACTCACAATAAACTATTTAAAAATAGTAGCAATACCTGGTGTAGGTAATACAATACACCCGTTTTTTAACAACTAGTAGTTGAACGACATCAACGAATCGATCTTGAAGATTGAATCTCTAGTGCTTGAGCTTAGTGTGCCATTGAACACAAGTAAGGTTACAATCATACAACCAACCGTGGAAGCGGAATCTTCCCTTAGATTTTATACGTTATAGGAACTAAGTTTATTGGTTGTGGCGCGAAATGCAACCAACGAAC